TAGAGCCTCTGAAGTTAACTGTCCAGTTAGCACTTGCGTTACTTGTGTAGTACAAGACAGACTGAGTTGTAATGTCGTAGTTAATCGTACCTGTAGCTGCTGTTGCAGATACTGTAGCTACCTCTGCTGCATCGTTTAGAACAATGGCTGTGGCAGATGATGAACCTGTAAAAGTATTAGTGCCTGTAAAGGTTTGTGTACCTGAAAGTGTTGCAAAGGAGCCAGCTGTTAAAGTAGCTTGAGTCCATGCACTACCATTCCACACCCACAGATTAGAGGATGTAGAGTTCCAGTATAGAGCACCTGTCAACAGTGAGTTACCGTCATTGTCAACTGATGGAGCTGATGTTTTAGAGCCTAAGTAGCGATCATCAAAGCTATCATAGGATGCTGCAGCTGCTGAGGCACTTGCTGAGGCATTAGATTCACTTGTAGATGCTGCTGAGGCTGAATTACTTGCATTGGTTGCAGATGTGGCCGCTGCTGAAGCTGATGTAGCTGCAGATGTAGCACTACCGAGGATGCTGTCAACGTAAGCCTTACGAGTTAAGTCATCGTCAGTTGTAGGTGTAGCTGTAGATGTAACCTTGTTAGATCCCATGACAATGTTACCTGTCATAGTTCCACCTGACAAAGGCAGACCGCCAGCAGCTGAAGTATCTACATAACCTTTAGTGGCTGCATCAGTGCTTGATGAAGGAGTACCAAGACCTGTGATCTTGTTAGTACCCATGGCAATGTTGCCAGACATAGTACCACCAGCCAAGGGAAGCTTAGCTGCAATACTATTAGTTACAGTTGTGGAGAATGAAGCATCATCATTCAAAGCTGCTGCAAGCTCATTCAAGGTATCCAAGGCTGCTGGAGCACCATCGACAACAGCTGCAACGGCTGAGTCAACATAAGCCTTGTTAGCTGCATCACCTGAGTTAGTAGGGTTTGGAAGGTTAGTAATGGTAGCTGAGGAAGCTGCATCCATGTCCAATGTACCGTTAATGGTTACATTGTTAAAGGTTGAACTACCTGAGGATGCTGTAACGTTACCTGTCAAGTTACCTGTGACATTACCTGTGACGTTACCTGTTACATTACCAGTTACGTTACCAGTCACAGCACCTGTCAAAGCACCTACAAAGCCTGTAGTAGCTGTAACTGTAGTACCTGTAACTGCTGCAGCTGTGGTAGCACCAATAGGTGTGTTGTTAATAGTACCGCCAGTGATAGCGACACCAGCCGATGTACCACCTGTAATGGCAGCTGCTGAAGCCTCTTGATTACCTAGAGAGCCTACCAACTTAACAACTGTACCTGAGTTGTCTTTAGTGTACAGCTTCTTATCGGTAACGTTAACAGCTAACTCACCCTTAGTTAGATCCCCTGACGCAGGTGTAGCAGATGATGTACTGCTATTCTTTGTAATGATCGTAGTCATTTATACTCCAAGTATTTATTTATAAGCTGCTAAGACTTCATCTAATGTAAGACCAGATTTAGGTGCAAACATACTATAAGCAGTCTGAACATCTGTAGGACTCACACCATACTGCTTCATTTGAGCTGCTGCCTCAGCTGGAGAGATACCTGACTGAGCTGCATTGGCAATGTTTTGATAGTATTGATCTAAACCCATGTCTTGAATAATTGCATACTCTTTAGCAGCTGAAGCATTCTGCTCAGTCAATGCTCGTGCAACGTCAGCATCTGAGATACTGTACTTAGCTTGTTCAGCTTGAATCTGTGCGTTAGTAGCTGCTGGATTCTTAGCAAGCCAGTCTACAATGTTCTGGTTAACGTCTGACAACCCCATGTTATGTGTCAAAGCGTACTTAGTAGCATCTGAGAAGGTACTCTCACCTAAGGCAGTCTGTACATCTACATCACTAACACCTAGCTCAGACTTAATTTTATTAATATCAGCCAAGGAAGCATTAGGATTGTCTAAAATCCACTGATTGATGTTGTTCAGGTACTGCATCGGTGTCATACCACCTTGATTAGTAGCCCACTGATAAGCTGTAGAACCTAGATTAACAGGTGTTGTAGTTGTTGGGGGAACTACTGGAGGTTTAACTACTGGAGGAGTTACAGGCTTTACACCACCTGTCATGTCACCAAACAAACTACCTGTAATAGAAGCACCGGGATTAAACTCAGTTGAGTACCACTGCTGCAAAGGAGTTGCAACATCACGAGGAACTCCGGGCATCAAACTGTTATAAGTACTTTGAACTTGACTAAAGTAATCAGGAGAGTAACCACCCGCACCGCCACCTGAGTATGTAATAGGAGCTGCTGTAGCTGTGTTATTGTTACCTATGTTGGAAATAGCGTTAGTAGCACCTAAGAGTCCCGCTACGTTAATACCAGCCTTAGCTAAGTTAGCAAGCTGTGAAGCTGTAAGTCCTGTAGCTGCTGTATTTGCTGCTGCGGTTGCTGCTGCAACTTCAGAGGCTGGAGCTGCTGCAGCCATCTCAGCTGCCCATACGTCACCAGCAGGAGCTGCAGTGGCTGCCCCTCCAAACAAGGAACCATTTAAAGCACCGGGGAGAGCAAACAAAGCTGCAGATCCCGCTAAGAATTCTAAAAAGTCTTTACCTGAATTTACTTCTTGCTGTGTGCCTGTACGTGCAAAGTTACCTGAAGCATCATACTGGTTGTACATTCCACCTACTTTATTTTGCTCAGGTGTATAACCATAGATGTCCTGCAGAGCACCTTCTTGGAAAGTCTCACCAGCACCTGTATCAGCATAATTACCTTGGTAGATAGTGCCGTTAAGGTTGACAGTATTGCCGCGACCTGCAGCAATAATCTGTTGTATCTGTTCAGGTGTCAGTGCTTGAGGAGTAGCCATGATAGTTATTCGCCTTTTCTGTATAGCTCAAATGTATTAATACTGTTCATTGTTGAGCCAGCTTCTGACTCCATACGCACTTGATCACCCTCTTCAAGCACTACAAAAGCACCACCATCAAACTTAATAAACTGTGTAGGACTTAGCACGTATTGGTCTAAGACATGAATCTCAGTAGTTGTACTAGCGTCATACCAGATAGCATCAATAGCTTTATTGTTGCCTGTGGTGTTAACAACATAACACAAGTTCCACTTAGCATAGTAACCAGTTGGAACTGTGTAGACCGTAGTCTTAGTTGCCGCTGTTAGAATCGTCCCCACTGATACTGGTTTCATCTGCTGTTACCTTAGATTTTTTGGTTGATTTTACAGGGGCTTCTACAACTTCTTGTACTTCAGTGTAGCCTCCATGTTTACGCATTTCAGCGATCTCATGCTCTTGGAAGAACTCGATTGTGTTACCTGATTGATTGCACTTAAATTTTGCCATGATATTAACCTTTCTGATGTACTACCCTTAGCACATTAAAAAGGCTCCCTCCTTGTGAGAGGGAACCTAGTTAGCTATTAAGCTGGAACGACGAGGGCAACGCCACCGTAGTTACGCAACTCAGCGCAGCCGTACAATGTATCAGCTGTGAACAATGTACCAAGGTACTCTTGTTTGTACTGAGTCTGTGAACGGACACCAACTTGCTCCACCAACACCATAGAGTCTTTGTGAGCCATTACACACACACGACCGATAGTAGTGCCAGAACCGTCAGCTGCTGACTTAGCATAACCAGCATTAGACGAAACGTAGACTGGGACACCATAGATGTCACCAATCATGCCGTTACGGATGCTGTTAGCAGAACCAGCTTCACCAACGCTGTTGAAGGTTGTGAACTCAGTCAAGCCGAGGATAGTGTTACGCACTGAAGGAGGAATCAAGAAGAAACGATTGTCCATAGGAACATCGCTATCGTCAAGACGCTGAATAGTGCGACGAATACCAGCAGCTGTCAAAGCTGATGCGTTACCAGCATTGGTGTTAGCTGTGTAGTCGAAAGCTGTAGAGCCATCACCACCGATGAAACCACCAGCGTAGCGATAGTTACCTGCACCAGCTGTGGAAACGTTGAACTGCTGAGCCAAGTTAATCAAGTCAGTATCAACTTGCTTACCCAAAGCGTAACCAGCATCATCAGTGTAAAACTGACGTAGGCTAGACAAAGCTTGAGCTTCAACAATATCCTCGATCAAACGTGAATATTCGTAGTGCTTGTTGATAGACACAGTTACTTCGGACTCAGTAGCTGCAATCAGTGTAACTTGTGTAGAAGCTGCCTTAGCAGAAGCTGTGCCACGTGCAGGGACTGGAATGTGAACTACGTCACCCTTCTTGCCCTTGAAGCTCATCTTCTTAACTAGGTTAGCTGCAACCAAGCTCTTCTTGTAAGCCGCAACAATTTCATCACTCCATACTTCTGGAATAAACGTTGCTGCGGTCGTACTCGTTACGTGATCTGTTCCTAATGCCATTTTATAAATCTCCTGTTGTTAATATTAAATTACTTCACTCGACCTTCTTGATATGCTGCCATAATTTCTGGTTGTAAAGCCTCATATCGGTCGGGATCTGTCATACGTAGCCGGATAAGGTCGGCACGACGATATACTTTCTTAGAAGACTCTCCAGTTCCACCAACATCAACACCAGCTGCTTTCAGATTCTGTTTGCGAACAGCGTTACCTGCTTCAGTAGTTTGTTGTGTCTTAGATGTACGGATCTGTTTGAATGTAGTAATCAGTTCATCAGCTGCATTAAAATCATAGTTAGCATCAGCCATTGCATAGATATTAAGCCTCATGGGAGAAGCTTTAACCCATTCAATAAACTCACCATCACTTACAATATTAGCAAAGTCAGGATGCTTCTTGTTGAGCATTGCTTGTGTCTGAATCTGCTTAAGTTGCATTGAAGCTTGTTTAGCTGCCAATACGTCTGGATGATTCGCTACAGCACGATTAACGTGACTCTGCGGATCTTCAAAGAAGTCGATCTCTTGTGGTGGATTCTCCACCTTCTGTGGTTGTGCTTGTTGGTTCTTCTGAGCTAAGCTTTGTTTTAAGAGTTCATCCGCTAAACGTCTAACTTCACCAACTTCCTGTGCTTGCCTACCGATTAGCTTTTCAGCCTCTTGGTGCATACGAACAATATCTTCAAGATTCTTCCCCTTGTACTTCTCAGGGATCTCTGATGCTTGTTCTGCCTCAGGTTGTTGCTTAGTTTGTTCGCTTGTTTGTTGGGACTGTTTAAAGTCCTCAGCGTCTAACTCACTAACACTACCTAGTTCCTCATTGTGATCAATTAAAGCCATACCTAACCTTTCCCTGTCCACGAATGGATTACAGGATTAACTTATTAAATAGAATTGGGTTGCCTGAATAGCTATTCAGATCCTCTCTTTTGTTCCTGCTTGAGCCTGTCAGCCCTCACAGCAGCCCATTTAGCTGTAGCACCGGGAAAGTCCCCTGATAAAGGGTCTAGTCCGATACTTGGAGCTGAAACGAGCCTGATAGCGTCCTTACTACATACCTTACATTTAGCAGTGGTATGATCACTATCAACTAGCGATTCAGTTATGTGATCGTTAGGACATTTAAAGTCATACAGTCTTCTCATCCCTGTAAGTCCTCAAATACCTTCTCACACACAGCCTTACGCCCTAAAACTAATTCAATAATATCCAGCTGTCCTTTACGATAAAAAAGAGTGTGTGTATCGTCGACAGTGGAAAGATTGTTTAAACTAGCCTTAATCTCTTCGAAGTCCTCTATGAGGAACTCCCAACCCTTAGTACTCATCGTATTAAAGGTTTCTTCGTAATACTTTTGTAAATCAGGGGCCATAAGGCTTATCCCTCCATTAAATACTTAAACAATAGTGTTATTGTAGCATAAAAACAACACTTTGTCAAGCTTTTTGTTAACTATTTTGTTATTTACGTGCTTTAGTCATCATCTGAAGGCTTGCAATACGTTCATTTGAGGCAATATCAGCAGCTTTTAGATTAACTTGCTTCTCTTTAAGCATCATGTCAGCCAGTTTCAGACGCTTCTCGAAGTCATCACCGTTATCTAGGTTAGTTGCAGCTGCCTGAACTACCTTAACACGATGCTCTTCAGGGATCATCTGAGCTTCAATCATGGTCTTTTGAGCCTCAGCTGACTGCTTTTGAGCCTTAGACTGCAGATCTGCCACCTGAGCCTGTGCAAGTTGCATCTGAGCCATCTGTTGCTCTTGTTGAGCCTTAGCAGCATCAGGATTAGGCTGAGACATCTGATCCAAAGCTTGCATCAACTCGCCACGGTTAGACAATGAACTGTTCTGCAAGATACCTTTAAGGATCAAAGGCAGTACAGGTGTATTAGGGCCAAGTGTCTGCAACAAGCCAATCATCTGTTGCTGCTCAAACTCTCGTGCCAAGATACCCAAAGTAGCTGTAGGTACAAAAGTCATGTCAACTGAGGGATAACGCTCACTGTCAAACTGCATATAACGGAAGGCAGCCTTGTTAATGAACGGGATCATGAAGTCTTCTTGGAAGTTACTCAAGGTACGTTTGTACTTCTTGATGATACCTGCCATAGCCATAGACATACCACCTGCACCTGCATCACGAGGAACATTGGATGGCATACCTGCGCTGTCAACTGTACCTGTAGCTTGCAGGAGCATACGCTCAAAGTTCTGCGCTGCAGCAGCTGCATTGCCATCAGTCTGACCGAACTTGAAGGGATACAAGATCTCAGAAGGTGAGCCATTGGTTAGGATAGCCTTACCGGGCTTAATCTCAAACTTAGCACCACGAGGCAGACGAGTTGCATCCATTGCAATCATAGGTGCTGTGGTCAAAGCCAGTGAGTCCATGTGAGCACGGAGCTGACCATCAATAGCCTTCTGCATATTGTAGGCCTTCTCAGCTGTACCACGACCCCAGAAGCGACCGGGAACTGTATCGTCTTGGTATGCAATTACAGGACGATCCTTCATCATGTAAGGATTAGCTTCAGCCTTCAAGAGGATTGAATCATTGGCAATAACGACAATGGCTTCAACCAAGTTACAGTGCTCATCAGCTACTGTACCTTCAGCGAACAACTCTTCGTACTCTTCCTCTTCTCCTTCAGTCAGGTACTCTTTAGGTACTAAACCGTAGTAAGTGATGAGCTTAACCTTATCATCTTGATAGGTCTTCAAGTCTTGAGTTACTTCTAAGTCTTCATCTTCAGAGGCTGTGGTAATGTCTACCTTTTTGTAAATGCCTCTCTCAATACCTTCCACAACCTTGTGAATGGAAACGTACTTCTCGATAGCAACGCCCAAAGCATCGTCAACGGAATCAGCATTAGGATCAATAAGGAAGTTCTTAGGGTTAACTGGTTTGATCTTAACGGCAATACGATCCTTCTCTTGAACTCCGATGGCAGCTGCATTAGCAATACCGGGAATTGCCTGAGTTGCTGGAATGTACTCCTTCTCAGTCTTGACAATGATCTCACCAATACCTGTACCATAAATCTCAGCCATCAACTCAATCTGGTCAACAGCTTTCTTAATCTTGTCTCGTTTAAAGTCCTCATGCAATTGAACCTTAATCTGTTCAACATCTAGAGGATTACCATCTACATCTAAGACATCATCTGAGATGTCAAAGAATTCACCTTGACCGAAGATAGCTTCCATGATCTCAGCATGGCGAGTCTCAATAGCTTGCTGAGTGGCTGGGGAGATGATACGTGAACGTTCACTCTCACGAGTCTTATCCTCAGCAGCCCAGATACCACGGAAGACACGCTCGTACTCCAACCACAAGTCCATGTAGTTAGCATCACGATGGTCACGCCAGCGAGTAATGTGCTGAGTTACCCACGAGGTAAGTTCTTTCTCAGCCTCTGTAGGTTCCTCAAACTGAGTACTCTTCTCGTCATCAAATTGGTCGTTAGTTAGAGCCACTATATATTCCTTGTAATTAATATCCGCTAATAACGTCTAAGACTTCGTAGTCATCATCTTCGTAGTCTTGGTTGTAGTTAGCTATAGCTAGTTGATCAATGTAACTTAGAGCATCTACCAAGTCATCATGTACACCTGCTGTAGGGAACATAACTAATTGATCTCTAAACTCACCCCAGTCCTCATCCTCATTGAAGGTAATCCTTCCATGCTCCATGCGACCTTGTAAGCTCCAGACAACCCTATCAGTCTTCTTCTTATTCCCGTGAGTTAAGTCCTGTATGTGAGCATAGATGTTATTCTTTCTCATCAAGTCATTAAGGTATGGCAGTACAGCATTCTTCAATGCTCCTCGCTCAATACCTATGCTTGTAGGTTGAAAGTCTCTAATCACCTTTAAAATGTTAACTGCAGTCTCTCTGATGTCCCACCGACCATGCTGTATCTTGTGAACCCACCAGTTACCGTTATCCTCTAACTTAACAACTGCAATAGCTGTCTCGTCTAGTCTCTTCTTAGATGCCCCAGCATTCTTACCTACCTCTTCAAAACCTGCTAAGTCAATGGCTACAATGTAGCTACCGTAACTAGGTTCTTCAGCAGTCTTGAACCATTCCTCTTTAAAGACATCAGCACCTGCAGTATCAAAGCTAGACAAATACTCCTGCTTGAATGCAAAGGAACTCAATGTACGCTTTGCAGCTTCAATCTCCTTAGGATCAATAGTCTCATTGTCCTGCGTTGTGAAGTGCCAGCTCTTCCATTCCTCGTCTGTGTTGTCCTGTCCTAGATTAAAAGTATCGTAGAACCAGTTACGACCACTAGGAGTACTAATGAACAGTGCTCTACCCTTCTTATCTGACAGTGAAGCTCGAATGATCTTCTGCCATACATCTTCCTTGATAAAGGCACATTCGTCCATCACTACATAGACTAACGACACACCTCGGAGACTATCTGGATTATCAGCTCCTCGTACTAAGATCTTCTTACCGTTGATCAGAGTAATCTCTAAGTTATTCACATGGCTAGACTTAATCACAGGTCTACCTAGCTCATGCAGTAAATCCCACATAATCGTTCTAGCTTGTCCTAAGGTAGGTGCTATGTACATCACAGCTGACCCATCTGGACAGTTAAGACCTTCAATCAGTAACGATACTGCTGACAGTCTAGACTTACCACACCTTCGACCTGCAGCTACTACTTTAAAGCGTGTAGTATCTTTAAAGACACTCTGCTGCCAATTCAGTAGCTTAAAGTTTAACTCTGTCATACGTCTATTACCTCGTCTGATGTACTAACCACAGGACTATTAAGTCCACTGATGTTAATACTGATCTGAGGCATATTACCACCACTCTTAGCTGTATCAAACACTGAGGCTGGTAAGATCCTATCCATAGCTAACTTAATAGCTGCCATCTGTCCGGGATGTTCATCATCCAAGGCTATCTGAATCATCTTATCAAGGATTCTAGTACCACCTGTGGCTAATAGTCTTTCCTTGAATTCTTGAAGCCTACCTGCATCTCCTACAGGTCTGCCTACCTTATTCTTAGTTCTGTTCTTAACAGCTTGTAGATCACTCTTTGGAGGTCTGCCCTTACCACGTAGTTTAGGAGACACAATCCTTGAGACATCATCTTTAGTTTCCATCGTCTTTGTCCTTTATAGGGAGACTTTTAAGTGTAGTACTATAAAGTACCTAAGACATTAACATAAATGTTATATAGACATAAATATTATAAGTACTTATATTAGTTATTAATATTAATTTACTTAGTAAGTAATATATTATAAGTAACTGTTAATAGTGTATTTAACTTCTATGTTCCCTTTCCAAGGTGTACAGTTCAGACTTTGTAGTCTTAACTTAGTAGTGGGGTCAGGCTACTTAGTAAACATAGTTATTTCCTATACAGAATATTATACACTATGTTTGTCTATTTGTCAAGTCTTTTCTTAAATTTATTTCACTTTAGAGTCTAAACTCTAACTTAGTTCCCTTTCTAAGGTGTACAAATTGTCTGTACTTATCCTTAATTGTATACACTTTTGAATACATTTTAGATACTTTGTAGTTCTTGTTAGTTTTACTTTGTAGATCAAGGACTTATAGTTACTTCATCTGTCCCTAATTATCCTTTTTTGTGAGCTTCGTAGGCTCCCACAAAAGTAATCACTAAGTAGTCACCCCTCCCCCCATCAAAGTTAGTTAGTGCTCACTTACAAGGTACACTATAGGTAGCGTTAGTGAGTACTCACATACACTATAGGTAGTGTGTCGGAAAGTTGACACTAGAGGTGTCGGAATATTGACAGTGTGTAGGTCGGTGTAGGTGGCTTTAAAGGATACTCAGGGTTAACCCTTAGAAGTACTCCATAGGGTATCAAGGATACTTTATAGGGTATGCAAAATACTAGGCAGGGTATATCTAAAGTTATTCACAAGTTATTAACACCTTGTGGATAAGGTACTGGCGGGGGTATACAGTTATACACAGGTTAAGTCTTATATAAGAGTTAGAATTGTGGATAAGTACTAGTTCTGGTGTTAGTAACTTCTGCCAAGGGGTAAGGTACTACTTGAGCTTGAACGTCACCACGGGGCTATAAATGGCCTTCCTGATACCATGAGAAAAACTCTTACATATTGTGAGAAAAAGTATAGATTATTTACAGTTTGTAAGGTTCACGTAAGGTAGCTCTGGATAATTGAGGGCAAGACAGAAGCAATAGTGCACTGTTAAACTCAGGAGAATGTATGACAAGCTTACCTACACCTAGTGGATGGACACTGCAGGAAATCAGAGACTGTTTAGAGAAAGTAACACAGACAATGTCAGAGACTGAGAACAGGTCTCACCGTTGGTACTTACTGTCACAGCAACAATGTAACTTAGAACACCTTATCAACCTAATTGAAACAGCGGAGTAATTTAACATGAAATATCAAGCAATCTTTGACATCTGGGCAGTGCCTACAGACCTACTAAAGCACGTTCAAGCGGGTCAAATGGTCTACGCAGGTGACAAGTCTAACAAAGGCAGATTCTTAGGTGTACGCAAAACAGGCAGTATTGTAGTAGCTTGGCAGGGTAATGTCCAAGCTCACTCTGACAAGATGGGCTACATTAAATCACTTCGTAACTATGCAAAGGGAGCATAAAACATGAGCAAAGAAACTATTTATGACATCCTCTCAGCAGTACTGTTAGGTCTTGCATTGACCTGTGGTGCATTAGCATACTTTGACGTATTAACTAAGTAAAGGAAACAATATCATGACTAAACTTGCATACATTAACTATTTTGCCTCACCTTATGCTGATGCTAGAGATCAATATCAGGTCGAATCTGTAGAGGTAATTGAAAAGCCTTTATGGTGGCAAGAAAAGGGATTGTCTTACACTGCTACAGGCTACGGTAAGAAAATACCTACACGCTACATGGTGAGCTATAAAGGCAAGTTTCGTAGGGTTTATTGTGCTATCTATTCCAACAATGGCACAATGTATATTGGCAACCTCTCGCAGGGTTTATTTGTAAATATCAACTGAGAGTCGCCTAAGTGACAGTCTACCATGTTGGAGTGTGACAGACTCCAATGTAGTGCACTATCGCACTTCACCCGTGGCTTTGCCACATAAGGCTACGGCCTACCATTAAAGGAAACACGATCATGGCTAAATCAGCAGAAAACTTTGTTCAACACATTGCTGACACTCTCACCAACGGATTCGATGAGAATGACTTGAACGTTGACGATCAACCAATGACAGCCTTTGACTACTTAGGCGATGCCTTGGACATTGAATACATCGTCAACAGTAAGGCTGAGTATCTGGGTGCACGTGTACTGGTGGCCTTTGGTGGCCCTAATATCTGGATCAACACCCGTACAAACACCGTTGAGGGTCAATGGTGGGGTGACTCATGCAAAGCTACCTTCACTGACAATATCGGCCTTGATGAGGCCTTGGAAGAACTCTGGAATTGCCGTTAATCTAGCACTATATAGGGAAACAGTAAAATGACTTATTACGATCACGAATTCAAGCGACTGGGTGACAGTGCTCAGGCAGATCTTAAACTAATGGCTGTTAACGGTGAGACTAGGTGGCTGACTGTATCGGCTGATAAGATCAAGGCTATTTTAGCCATTCTAAACATTGACGAAGAGGATATGTCCTAATGATTAAACAATCACAGATCATTGAATGTGCTGAAGAGTTAGGCTATGTCTTAGAGCCTCACGATGCTGATGATGTTCTATCAAGTTCATTTGAGGGTGAGACTGTCTACAGGGCAGTCACAGACTGGCTCAATGCCTTTGAAACGTGTGCTGATTTCGATGCACCTAAATATAAACAGATCAAGATTAAATGGGATACAAACAAATGACTAAAGAACAAAAAGCTTTTATGCACTTCTACGGTAAGTGTATGGCGGTTGCCTCTGACGATGAAGTAAAGTACTTCTTTGCCAACAAAAACAAAGCTCAAGAGGGCACTTACAAAGAACAACAGGCCATCAGGGACGGGATTGTCTACTGGGGTCACATCGAAGACGCTTGGCTCTTATGGCTTGAGGCCGTTAACTATGCAAAGGATACAAACAAATGAATACTAAACTATTAAAACACTCACGGGAACTATTCAAGACCTACGATGTACCTGAGCACGTTCGCAGGGATTATCGTCGCAAGTGGATTCGCTCTGTACGCCTACTGGGTGACAAGTGGCTTTTGAGTCAATCTGTACAGCGTCTAAACCCTTCGAAGGGGACTCTAGATGTATAAGATTGTGTCTATATCATCAGGGATTGTGGTGGCTACCTTTAATAAGCTATCATTTGCTCAGGAGTGGCTCCAAGATAACAATAATCTAGAGGGTCAACCTGCGAACCTTTATAAACTTGTTATAACTCGAAAGGAACCTAAACCATGATTAAATTCAAATTTGATACGTTACTGGCTGACAGTAGGGCTTTGGTCACTGTCTTATGTGAAATTGACATAGAGGCTGATTATGTAGACTTTTCTGAGGTACTTTATGAGGGCTTCAACGTCTTCGATGTACTGTCTGACAATCAGTGGAAAGACCTAGAATGGGAGGCTTTAAAAGCTTATAAAGATGAACATTATGAACAACTGACCATTGACCATGACAACAATAGCACTTTAGAAGCCCTCTATGGCCTCTCTAAGCCTTCATTTCACATACGTTAAGGGGTAGGTAGCTATGTTATACAATAAAGGCTCAATTGTAGGGTATTCAGGGGCTTATGGCCTTAAGGTCTTAGAGTTTAAATTTAACTGCCTTATGACTGACGATGAACTAGGGGCTCTCATGTACTCATTGAGAGAGAATTTTAATGAGATGGGTGAAGGTTTAACCTTTAAAGTTAACTTTGAAAGTGAGGATGTATAAATGTTATCAGAAATTGACTTAAAAGACTGGGATGAACAACCCTCTAAACCTTTATACGATGTACCTAAAGAAACACCTATAAAGACTCACATTGGGTTGTTATGGTTTAAGCACATAGACGGGGCTTACAGTCTGTGCTACGATGTAGAAGGACACCCAGTGCATATGCAAGCATGGGCTACAGTTAACCCTTATATGAGGAAAAAACAAGATGGTTCAATCTAAAATGTACGGAGGTATGGTGATGAATGAGTATTGTTATCAGGTAAGCCCTACAAAGACTGTTTGGGTGTATGCCTCAAATGAGGAAGAAGCTGAAGGATTAGTGTTTGAGCAGCTTGGATACGATCCTAAGGAAATGGACTTAATTGAAGTGAGGGAAGACGTATGAAGTGCCAATGTTGTGATCGACTATTGACAGACTTTGAAGCTACACGTAAACACGCTGTAACAGGTATGTTTATAGACCTATGTCAGCAATGCTTCAAAACTGTACAGATGGATGCTAATCTGCCCACCAAAGACCGTAGAGATTTGATCTCAGAGGATGACATTGATGACAGCGTAGAAGCTGAAGATGAACATGAGAGTAACATTGGTGACACCTTAGATGGAAAGGACTATTGACAAACTGTACAAAGTATGCTACCCTTACTTTAAAGGTACTACAGAGTACCTATGACATTAACATAGAAGTTAAATACACTATTAAAGATACTTATATATAAATATACTTATATAGTACTTTAAAGTGCCAGAGTTTCACAATGTAAAACAGACTATAACCCTTAAAGGATAATTTATGTCTATTGAAATGATTGATGATGATGTCGATATGGATGTCGTTAAGTATGAATGTTGGTATTGGTCTGTCATTGACAGTATGGCTGACTTAATCTTGAACAATGGTCGTGACAGGGTTATGGCTGATGTAGCTGATGTCGTGATTAAACGTTTAGGTGATGGATGTGTTTCACCTTTAGATGATCCACTGTCATGATGATGGCCTTGTTTGTCTTCATAGTAACTTTAATTAGACTGGTACTCACTAAATGACTGATATTGACGATACAAAACCTTGGCCTTTTCCGTCTGCAACCTTAGCAGGTGACTCAAGCCTTAAAGCTTTAGCTGATACACTATCAATGCTAGAGGATTTCACAGCTTTTCAGCTTCGAGGCGACATCTACTATGGATACCCTGATAAAAAGGCTCTGAGCACGATTGAAGGGCTACGGGAGGCATTGAAACCAGTTGACGGAGGCAACGTAGATGCTTAGCATAGTACGTAAACCAAGTGAGTCAAAGTTTGTTAAGCACATTCCCTGTGAGTACTGTGGTAGCTCAGATGCAGGTGCTTTATACGATGACAATCACACCTATTGCTTTAACTGCCATGAAACTCATCATGAGAATGAATATGATGACTTCACAGTTAAGCGAGATGCAGTACAACCACGAAAGACAGTCATGATAGAGCCTAAAGGGACTATTAAATCAATACCTGATCGAGGTATTAACTTACAAACCTGTGAGAAGTATGGAGTCACTCAAGATGCACAGAATCACTTTTACCCTTACACTGACGACAGTGGAACCATTGTCGCCTACAAAACACGAAGAGTTGCTGAAAAGTCTTTTTCAATTAACGGAACCTTTCACAATGCACGGTTGTTTGGGCAAGGTCTCTTCCACGCAGGAGGCAAATACGTCACAATCTACGAAGGAGAACTCGACGCACTCGCAGGCTACCAACTCACCGGAAGCCAGTGGCCTAGTGTCTCTATACGGAATGGTGCGCAAGCGGCCTTAAAGGACTGCAAAGCCCAGTATGAATGGCTAAACAGCTTTGAGAACATTGTGATCTGCTTTGATGCTGATGAGCCGGGTAAGAAGGCTTCTAAAGAGGTAGCTGAACTGTTCGGACAGAAGGCTAAGATTGTTAAGCATTTGAGTGGCTACAAAGATGCTTGTGATTACCTCATTGCAGGGGCTACTAAAGAGTTCGTGAATGAGTGGTGGAGAGCTGAGGTTTATATCCCCGATGGGATTATCAATGCAGCTTCACTGTGGGAGGAAGTTATTAAACCTGAGGCTAAGGCTGAGGCTATGTATCCTTGGAAGGGCTTGAATAAGCTTCTCTACGGTCTACGACCTTCGGAGTTAGTGACAGTCACAGCAGGTTCAGGCTTAGGTAAGAGTCAGTTCCTACGTGAGATATTGTTTAACATTCTGAACACTACGAAGTGGAACATTGGAGGGTTATTCCTCGAAGAGTCAACTCGTAAGACAGCTAGAAGTATCATGTCTTTGCACGCTAATAAGTTGTTGCACTTACCTGATACACCAACAACAGAACAGGAGCTTAAAAATGCATTTGATGCAACACTTGGGAGTAATCGTATCTATCTCTTTGATCATTTCGGGAGTAGCGATGTTGACAATATATCGAACAGAATTAGATACATGGCTAAAGCTTGCGATTGTAGGGTTATATTTCTTGATCACATTTCCATTGTTGTATCTGGCCAAGATTTAGGTGATGAACGTAAAGCCATTGATAACATGATGACGAAGCTTCGTACACTGGTTCAAGAGTTAGAGATTACATTGATCTGTGTAAGCCACCTTCGTAGACCTCAAGGTAATGCAGGACATGAGGATGGACAAGCTGTATCGTTGTCTCAGCTGCGAGGCTCAGGCTCTATTGCTCAGCTGTCAGATGCTGTTATTACATTGGAGCGTAACAGCATGGCTGAGGATGAGAATGAACGTCACATGACTAAGATAGCTGTGGCTAAGAATCGTTACAATGGCTATACAGGCCCAGCTTGTGTACTTAAGTATGATATGGAAACTGGACGTATGATGGAGATGCAGGAGGAAGTGCTATGAGTGGTAAAGGAAGTTCACCTAGACCTTACAGTGTGACTCAAGAGGAATATGACTCGCGATGGGATGCTATCTTCGGTAGAGACAAAGACGATAAAGTACGTGACTTTCAGTTCGATAAAGAGCAGGACAAGGAAGAGGAAACTAAAGATGACACAAGATGAAATGGAAAAACTATTTCCTGACCATAACCTCATCAACATGGGTGCGTTTAAGTGTGACCCGTTTATGTCTGAAGCTATGTATTTTGCTGTACCAAAAAAGCAACTTACTGCTGAAGAGTTTGAAGAAAAGCAAAAGCGGATAGAAAAGTTATTTTCTTGTGGATTGGATAAAGCATGAGTGCATGGCTAATTGCTGTAGTGGGGGTTGTCTACACTGTGGTAGCTGTAGACTTACTCATCAAAGGTAACACAGGCTTAGGCATTGCCTTTGTAGGCTATGCTCTAGGTAACGTAGGACTGTACATGGAGGCTGCAAAGTGAATAACAGTAAAACTATCCCTAAGTGGATGCAACGTATGATTGACCTTAAAGTTCCTCCTGAAGTTATTGCTCAGAGAGCTGAACAACGTAGGCTCAGAGATCGTGAATGGTCTTTGAAGAACAAGGACAAGAAAGCTATGCACAAGAGAACTTATAGGTCTAAGAAGAAAACTGTACAGACTGTATCAGAAGCTGGAATAGCTATAAAGTATACCTATCGTCCTAACTGGAAGGAAGCTCCTGTATATAATTGTCCTGAGTTAACTTATAGAGGTAAAACATGATGGACTTAGATAAGATAGCTGGTAGAATGATTGACTTGGAAAGTAAGTACTATGATCTGCAAGAAAAATATCAACTGCTTATCCATCACTATGAAGACTTGAAAGCTGAGTATGAAACGTATCGTTCTAGACATCGAGACAACATTAGATCACAACACGATCTGGATGGTAGTAACTAAGGATATTGACACTGGAGAAGTTAACGTATGGAAAGCAGCAAACAACCTCGTGGAGTATTTAAAGGACACTACGTTGATAATCGCTCAGAACGGAATAAGCTTCGATTTCCCGATACTCAATCGGCTCTGGAATACGAAGATTCGTTTGAGCCAAGTGTACGATACGTTGATAGCCTCAAGGTTGTTAAATCCCTCAATAGAGAACGGGCACAGCTTAGAAGCTTGGGGCGACAGGATGGGATCGATAAAGAAAGTTGACTACAAAAGGATATGGCAATGGTTAATGGACAAGAAAGAAGAGTACAAAGGTGAGTGCTTTAACGTTCCTCATATGTCTCTTCTGGAGTATTATTGCATTAGGGACGTTGAGGTCACTTGTAATCTTTATAAGCATCTTACTGATGAATTCGCTAAGAAAGACTTTTCACAAGAAAGCCTTGATCTTGAGCATAAGGTAGCTGCTATCATAGCTGAACAGGAACGTAATGGCTTCAAACTTGACTTACCCTTCGCAACCTGCTTACTTGCTGACATCAAAGGAAAGATGGCAGGAATATATGAGCAGATGCAAGAGAGGTGGCCTCCAGTCATCACTCCAAGGTTCCACAAGACCAATGGAAAGCCTATCAAAGACTGCATTGATACTTTCAATCCCGGAAGTAGAAAGCAGATCGGAGAAAAGCTGATGGAGCTAGGATGGAAGCCTAAAGACTTTACTGAGAAGGGGCAGCCCATTGTCGATGAATCTGTACTGGCTAAGGTTAAGATTCCTGAGGCTCAGATGATCGCTGAATACCTGATGTTACAGAAACGTGTAGCTCAGATTGAAAGTTGGTTAGAGGCTGTAGGTAAGGACGGTAGAGTTCACGGTAAGGTGATCACGAATGGAGCTGTAACAGGTAGGATGACACACAGTAGTCCTAACATGGCACAGATTCCTAATGCAGGTAGCATCTATGGAAAAGAATGTAGAGAGTGTTGGACTGTGGAAGGCGGTAACGTATTGGTTGGTTGTGACGCTAGTGGCCTTGAGCTTCGTATGCTTGCACATTACATGAAAGATGAAAGTTATGTTAAGACGGTCACTGAAGGATCATCAAAGGATGGAACTGATGTACACACGCAGAACCAAAAAGCTGCAGGTCTTGAGACAAGGGATCAAGCGAAGACATTTATTTACGCATTCCTATACGGTGCAGGGCCAGCTAAGATTGGTTCCATTGTCGGTGGTAATGCTAAAGCGGGAGAGAAACTTATCAATGCCTTTCTCAAGAACACTCCCGCCTTACAACGTCTTAGAAATACGGTTAGCAGATATGCGGGTAAGGGCTTTGTACCGGGGCTTGATGGTCGTAAGATATGGGTACGCAGTGAACACGCTGCCCTCAATTCGCTCCTTCAAGGGGCTGGGGCGATAGTGATGAAGAAAGCTTTAGTACTATTTTATGATAAGACTAAGGCAAATAAGTGGCCTGTCAAGCTAGTAGCTAATGTCCATGATGAATTTCAGCTTGAAGTTCCTAAGGAATATGCTACAATAGTAGGTGAGGCTGCAAAGGCAAGTATCGTTGAAGCTGGGGAGTACTTTAAGCTTCGTTGTCCATTAGACGGGGAGTATAAATATGGTGCAAACTGGCGTGAAACACATTGATAAGAATCAAATACTATTTAATGTTGAAGGTGACACTTTCAAGATTAAGATAGGAGAGGATCTAGATCTTGAAGAGGTATACACAATACTGTTATCAGCATTGGTTTACTTAGAAGATCTGGCATCGGGTAATACAGCTCACCCGTCACAAGAGCTGCATTGATAGTTAAGCAGTTTTACTGCGTAAAGGAAAATGAAATGAGTATTGATAGCATTAAACCCGTTAAAGTTGCTGGTGAAATCTTCTGGAGCAACTGGATGAATAACTTTAACACTAAGTTCAATGAAGACAACAAGAAGTATGAATGCACTCTCGGTCAACTGAGTGATGCTGCAGCTAGTAAGCTTGAAGAGTTGGGTATCAAGATCAAAGAGAAAGACTCACAAGGTAAGTTCATTGTTGGTAAGTCTCAATTTGTCTTTGAGCCTGTCGATGAAGAGGGTAATCCTGTAGACATCTCTAAGATTGGTAACGGTACTAAGTGTTATGCACTGGTGTCTTCATACCGTCACAAGATGTCAGCTAAGTTCGGTGCTGCTCCATCGATTAAGAAGTTGGTGATCACTGAGTTGAAGATCTATAACCCTGAAGGTGTCGCTGAGGAAGAGACAGCTGATGACATCCTCTAAAAAGCCAACTGAGGCTATTGTAGATGCTGACTTTCTAGTTTATAAAGTTGGCTTCTCCAATGAGGATGAAGAGGAACGGTGGGCACTAAATCGACTCACAGAGTGGTTTACCGACATAATCTATATGCGCTTGAAGTGTGATGACTACAGAGCTTGGATTACAGGTAAGACTAACTTTAGATTCGAGGTAGCTACCACAGTTCCTTACAAGGGCAACCGAAAGGATGCTCCTAAGCCTAAGCATTATGATGCTCTCAGAAACCACCTCATGAAGCTTGGAGCTACGATGTCAGAGGGTGAAGAGGCTGATGATGCTGTAGGCATAGCTTCCACTGAAGGTAACTACTGGATAGTTCACGTAGATAAGGATCTTGACCAGTTACCGGGATGGCACTACAATCCTGTAAAGGATGAAGAATACTATGTTACTGAGTTTGAAGGCTTGTACAGTTTCTATAAACAGATACTGACAGGTGACAGGGTTGATAACATAGAGGGAATCAGAGGTATTGGCCCTGTAAAGGCTGATAAGATCTTGAAAGACTGTACAACTGAAAGGGAACTATATGAAGCTTGTATCAAAGCTTATGACGGCAATACTGACAGGGTCTTGGAGAATGGTCGGTTATTGTGGCTAAGAAGGGAACCAAACCAGATGTGGCAACCACCTTTGAACTCGCAGGATCTAAGTGGTACGTCAACTACGTAATGCACATGGAGGACTTTGGTAAGTGTGATCCTGAGAAGCAAATTATCAGTATTCGCATGGACATGAACAAGCAGACTACTGAGCAAACCTTCTACCATGAGTTAGTTCATGCCATTATGTTCACAATGGGTAAGCTAAACCACGATGAAGAGTTTGTAGATACCTTTGGAGCATTCCTCCATCAGTATCACGTTACAAAGGAGTCACATGAAATCTAAACGTAAGAAACCTTTATCTGTACGTCAAGTAGCTTTGAAGCATGGATTCAGGTCAGGCTTAGAAGACAAGATAGCGGATAACTTAACAGCCTTAGGCATTCCATTTGAGTATGAGAAATTAATTATAGATTATATTCAACCTGCTAAGGCTAGAAAGTACACCCCTGACTTTGTACTTCTGAACAACGGTATCATCATTGAGAGTAAAGGTAGGTTTATCACAGCAGATAGACAAAAGCACCTAATGATTCAAGAGCAGTATCCTGAGTTAGATATTAGGTTTGTCTTTAGTAACTCTAAAGCTAGGCTTTCAAAGCTAAGTCAGACAACATATGGTATGTGGTGTGATAAGCATGGGTTTAAGTATGCTGATAAAGATATTCCTACAACTTGGTTAAATGAGAAAGGAACTAAATATGTTAAATAATCTTATTGAAGCTTTGCAGAAGTCACCTGAGATTCGTAATGCTTGGGATGACTTCACAGACGCTATCACAGTGGAAACTATGAAGCAGACTTACTTGAATACTCTCAATGGAGGCTTCAGTAGCCATCCTGAGGACATTGCAAGTAACAAAGAAGTTAATGCAGCCCTTGCTGTTTGTCTAAAATACTTCATGTACATCGCTGACGCTGAAGAATTCTTGAAGGAGGCTGAGAGTGAACGTAAATCTGATTAAAGAGCATGAGAACGGTGATGCTACATTTCAGTTTGACTTAACTGCTGATGAAGCTCAATCACTCCTTACCTTTGGTATCCTAGAAGCTATCAAAGCTGGACTACGTGAAGGTGAACGATTAACAGTTGAAGGGGATGATATTGATGAAAATCTTAGTGATACCTGACTGTCAGATTAAGGAAGGTGTGCCTCTAGAGCACTTGACATGGGCTGGTAAAGCCATTGTCGATTACAAACCTGATGTAGTTGTTAATTTAGGTGACTTTGCAGATATGCCAAGCCTTAGTAGCCACGACATCAAGGGAAGTAAGTACTTTGAAGGTCTACGCTACAAGAAAGACATTGAAGCTGCTAAGGAGGCCATGAAGTTGTTACTGGCTCCATTGAGGGAAGCTCAGAAGGCTCAGAAGGACTCCAAACACAAGGTGTATAAACCTCGTATGGTATTGACTCTAGGCAACCATGAGAACCGTATCGATAGAGCTGTTAATAACAACCCAACTTTAGATGGCTTAATTTCAACTAAGGACTTAGACTATGAAAAAGACTGGGAAGTACATGGTTTTCTACATCCTGTGTTCATTAATGGTGTTGGTTTTAACCATTATTGGCCTGTTGGTGCAATGGGACGTCCAGCAGGGGCTGCTAGTGCTATCATTAATAAGCTTCATATGTCTTGTGTTGCAGGACATCAACAAGGAAAGCAAATTGCCTATGGCAAGCGGGCTGATGGCAAGCCTATTTGTGCTATCATCGTTGGCTCTTACTATCTCCACGATGAAAGCTATATGGATCAGCTAAGTAACCGTCATTGGCGTGGCTTACTAATGATGAATGAAGTTAACGATGGACACTTCGATGAAATGTTTTTAAGTGTTGAATACCTTGGGAGGAAGTATGGACAACAATGACAATAAAAAATGTAAGACTTGCTTTTATAGTGAACTATATGGCGGTACTCACCCTTGTGTAGATTGTTTTCAATATGATCGATGGGTTGATCGTAATATCTACATCAATCAAGAAGCATCTAAGCCACTAAGTGAAGCTATTAAAGAATGGGTAGATGTTAAGGATGAGGATGATATAGTTAACAAACCTAAGCACTACACTGAACATCCATCAGGTATTGAATGTATCCAAGTTACTGAGCACATGGGCTTTAACTTAGGTAATGCAATCAAATATATCTGGCGTTGTGACTTGAAGAAAGATGCCATTGAAGACCTTAAGAAGGCTAAGTGGTATATTGACAGAGAGATCGATAAACGTGAGCGGAGCGACGGATGTGTTAAACATAACATTTGAAGAACTGAAAGAGGCTCTCAAACGTTTAGATGAGGTCACACTCTTGGAACTGCTAGGAATCCAGAGTGATGATCTTGTCGAAAGATTTGATGATGTGATTGAGAAGAAACAAGAATACTTAACAAAGGAAATAGACTAAATGACAACTATGACACCATACCAAGAATACATTGGCAAGAGCCGCTACTCTCGCTACTTGGATGATAAGGGACGCAGGGAGCATTGGCCTGAGACAGTCAATCGCTACTTTGAGTTCATGACTAAGCAATTGAAGACTAACCATAACTACGACATTCCAGCAGCTATGCGTAAAGAGTTGCAGGATGCTGTAACTAATTTGGAAGTTGTGCCTTCAATGCGTAGCATCATGACAGCTGGTGATGCCTTAGAGCGTCAGAACATTGCAGGTTATAACTGTTCATACCTGCCTATAGATGATCCTAAAGCATTTGATGAAGCTATGTACATTCTGTTGTGCGGAACAGGTGTAGGGTTTAGTGTGGAGCAAAAGTATGTATCTAAGTTACCTGAGATCCCAACTGAGTTGTACAATAGTGGCACTGTCATTAATGTTAAGGACTCCAAAGAAGGCTGGGCTAAGGCGTTACGACAAGTTATTGCCTTACTGTATGCTGGAGAAGTGCCTAAGTGGGATGTTTCGAGTGTACGTCCAGCAGGTACAAGGCTCAAGACTTTTGGTGGAAGAGCATCAGGGCCGGAGCCACTTGTTGACTTGTTCAAGTATGTGGTTGCAAAGTTTCGTGGAGCGGTTGGACGGAAGCTCACCTCTCTTGAAGCACATGACATTCTATGTAAGGTCGGAGAAGTCGTGGTTGTTGGTGGTGTACGACGATCAGCAATGATCTCACTGTCAGACTTGAGTGATGATCGTATGGCTCACGCTAAAGCTGGTAACTGGTGGGACGGTAATGGTCAACGTGCCTTGGCTAACAACAGTGCCATCTACGAAGTTAAGCCTGATGTAGGTAAGTTCATGCGTGAGTGGTCAAGCATTTATGAATCACACTCAGGAGAGCGAGGTATCTTTAATCGTTATGCAAGTGAACTTCAAGCAGCTAAGAATGGACGTAGGGAGTTGGGTAAAGAGTGGGGTACAAACCCTTGCAGTGAGATTATCCTTAGACCTTATCAATTTTGTAATCTGTCTTCTGTTATTGTTCGGAGCAGCGATAGTGTGGATACTCTACGGAATAAAGTGCGCTTGGCTACTATTCTGGGGACTTTTCAATCGACGATGACTCACTTCCCGTACCTGCGTAAGGTGTGGCAGACTAACACTGAAGAGGAACGTTTGTTGGGTGTGTCAATGACTGGTATCTTGGATAACACTTTGTTGAATAATCCTGATGATCCTTACTTGCCAACTATCCTAGAGGACTTTAAAGATGTGGCTATTAACACTAACGCTGAGTTGGCTGATGCTATCGGTATTAACCGTAGTGCTGCCATCACTGCCATTAAGCCAGAAGGAACTGTCTCTCAGCTTACAGGCACTGCTAGTGGTATCCATCCTCAGCACAGTCAGTACTTTATTCGTCGTGTACGATCAGATAACAAAGATCCTCTGACTGACTTCTTGAAAGAGCAAGGATTCCCAGCTGAGCCATGTGTTATGAAGCCTGAGAGTACTACAGTGTTTAGCTTCCCAATGCGAGTTGAGAAGGGTGCTGTACTGCGTGAGGACTTGAATGCTATTAAGCACTTGAAGCTGTGGTTGTTGTTCCAGCGTCACTACTGTGAGCATAAGCCTTCAGTGACAATCTCAGTGAACGAGACTGAATGGCCTGAAGTTGGAGCTTGGGTGTGGAATAACTTTGATGAGATTACAGGTGTGAGCTTCTTGCCTATGGATGGAGGAACATATCGACAAGCTCCTTATGAGTCCATCAATGAGTTTGAGTATCACGATATGGTATCTAAGATGCCTCTAGGTATTGACTGGGATAAGTTCATTGAACGTACAGACAATGTTGAAGGTTCTCAGACACTAGCTTGCACTGCTGGAGGCTGTGAAATCTAATGATTACAGTTTACACAAAGGATAACTGTCCAGCTTGTGTATCTTTGAAGGCTACTCTCTCACAAGAGGGTAAGCCTTTTAAAGAGATCAAGATAGGTAAAGACATCACAAGGGAAGACTTTATGAGTCAATTTCCAACAGTACGAACAGTACCATATACAGTCGTTGAAGGAGAAGCTACATGAATAATCTGTTAGTTACTTTTAATAGGCCATCATATCTAGAAACAACTAGAGCTATCTGTTCTCCTGAAGATATTCTTTCTGTAGTGTCTGCTTTTGTTAAGATGCTAGATACTACTGAGAAAGCTTGGAAGATTACAGTAGAGCCTACAGACATAGAGTACTTTAAAGGTGAACTTGAATGACTATAGAGTTTGAAACTAAAGCTGGTCTAGTGTTTGGCTTAGAAGCTGATCAACTGTACATCATGGATGAAGATGAGAAGATGCACGATGAGCCAGTATCTGTTATCTATCTGCACATAGGATTCGTTACAGTAGCATTCATAATGGACTAACCAACTAAAAAGCCCTTTAGAGCTAATAACTCTAAAGGGCTTTCTTGTAATTGTAAACTTAAAACTTACTATTGTATACTTATTCTATATCTGATAGAAACAAGGCTTTCTCAGCTTTCCTACGTTTAACTAGACCGGGGAGTTCTCTTCCACCTCCCTTAGTCCACTGCATGAAAGCTTCAGCAGCAGCCTCCCATTCACCTCTATTGACTTTCATCCGAATAGTAGACCGCTGAAAATTGCCCAATCCAGCGTTGAAGGAAAAGCTGACACACGCATCGAAAGCCCCTTGACGACCAGATAGAGTAGGAGCAAGTCGTAGAACACCACGTTCAAAAAGACTGACATCATCTGAGAATAGTTTCTCGATTTCCTCTTTAGACCATACACGGTTATCCTCCTGCTTTAACGGGTACTCCTTACGAATCATCGTAGATTGTCCCTCTTTAGATACCATTGGTAATCTAATCTGATCCTGATATAGGACATGACCATAACCAATAGTCCAGATATGAGCAGGACACAGGTAAGGCTTATTCCTGCATCCTTCATACTGGTGCATTAAATCAGCGCCAGCCTTGCTCAGTTTCATTTCTTAGCCCAACTACGTGATCCGAACCAGAAGCCTATGATACCACCTAACATAGCCATTTCATCAGAGCTAAAAATGATGTCTGACAAGGCTATCAAGTCACTCATGTTCAACACTAAGTGAGGATTAGAGTAGACATAGTAGGCAATCCAAGCATTGATAGCACACAGCTCCAAGACAAAGATATAAGTTACTACAGGTCGTACAGTACCTACAAAGTTAACTACCCACTTACTAGCTTTGTCCATGATCTTCTTATCATGATCATAGGCTGCTACAGTCATTTCAGCATCAGTCTGCATTGCAATCTGATCTGTACGAATCTCTTCCATACGCTCTTGAGCTGCAAAGCCTTGAGCCATCATTTGAAGCTGCATCTGCACTTGAATCTGCGCTAACGCTAACTCATGCTTCTGATCATCTTTGTTCTGGAAGAATTCTAATAGTTTAGGTAGACCAGATACTAATAGACCACCTAGTGTCGAGAATAGTGATAACAATTTAAAGTCCTATCTTAGATAATAATAAATCAACAATCTTGTTAGAAAGATCATCAGGGAGAAACTTAAGGAAGCCTAAGAACCACCAAGCTACAAGCATATAAATGAATATCCTTAGCAGTAAATCAAACTGCTTCTGATACTCGTTCATCTACCACACCTTTTAGTTGCTTGGCAGAAGTCCATGAGTTCGTTGATACCGATACCTACTAGGAGTAGAACAAAGGCAATACCTCCAATGAGGGCTACCATTTCCATCTCCTCTTGTTCTTTCTGCTTCTGTTTCTTCTCTTCAGCCTTTAAAGCTGCCATCTCCTTAGCATCAGCTAGGTTGTCAGCAGCTTCACGAGCTTTAATCTTATTCCAGACGTCAATCTTTCCTGTCTGCATGAAGAGCAGTTTTAACTCCTCCTCATAAGTCTTAGCTTGATCCAGAGCCATTTCGATCTGGAGAGCCACTGCAAAGTTAGACTTTGTTTTATCACGTTTAGCTTGGAGCATAGCCTTAGTAGCTTGGCTCTTAGCATCAAACATCTTACCGATCATAGGAGCAAGACCACCGATATCGTTGGCTACCTTGCTTGCCTTCTTGACCATCCCTATCGCTTTTTGTAGCCCATCAAGAGCTGCTATGGGGTCGATCATTTATAGTCCTTTATAAGTTATTCTGAGAAAGGAACAACAGGCTGACGTTCACTTAAGCCAAGCTCACCTGTTACCACTGGTGCTAGACCTCCAAAGATACCTGCCGAGGCTGTATTCTTAGCTAACTTAGCGCCTATCTTTAATGCTTTACGCATACCTTGTTCTGAAGTATCATCCAAGGCTTTAAGCAAAGCAGAAGCATCAGCGACAGCTCCGGGGTTCTTTAAGAACTCTTGAAGTTCAACAGCTTCAGCTTTAGTAGCTTTGTTCTGTACAAACCGACTAAACAAAGTAGAAGCCTTATAGAAAGTACTCTGAACTTGTTGTCTAATAAGCGATGCAGCCTTAGCAGGATCTGTACCAAACTCACGTTCAAAACCTGTTTGTTGTGTTAGTGTTTGGTTTACTTTGTTACGTAAAGGAAATTGAGAAAGTCTTTGAGAAGCTTCTAATAGATTTTTTACTTGTCCTGTATACTCTTTACCAAACAAACTATCAAGTGTCTTAGCATTAGCTTCAAAGAACTCTACCTTATTAGGACTATTCAAACCAATGTCTAATACTGTGCTCTTAAGACCACTACGTAGTGCGGGATCTGAACCAGCCATACGAATAAGATTATTCATGTCAGCAGGTGTCTTTAAAGCATTGTTTACAAAACCTTCAAAACCTCCCTTAGAGCCGTAAGCTTCTGACCAAACATTAGAGAACTTCTCTACAGAAGCTTTCTTTTGTTCGTCTAAGATACGTGCTCTATTAGCCGCTAAAGTCTCAACATTACCTGCCAAACCTTGTAACTTCTCATTCAAGCCGGGTACTTGATCAATAGTGGCTTTATGCTTCTTAATAAAAGATGTTAAAGCAGCTGGGTTAACTTCCAGTGTGTTCTTATTAACAATACCATCAGTTTGAGAAATACGCATTAAGAAAGCATCTTCAATAATCTTCTGTGCTTCAGGTGAGTTATCAGTAGCTGCTAAGATCTGACGAGCTGCTGAAGGCTTAGTAGTCAACATAGGAACTGTAGACTCTACAAACCTAGCACGATCAACTGACACTACACCTGCCTCACTAAATGGCATTCCAATCTTAGCTGCAAAGTCTCTGTCAGCTTGTTTATAAGGTACTGAGAACTCTTCAGGCATTGTGGCAATAGCTTCATCTAGCTTTCGTTTAAAGCCTGACAAGATACGCAACTGATCACGGTCTTGAGTGTCTCCGATAGCTTTATTAACAGCTCTCTTTAAAGAGTCAACATCTAAAACTCCTACGGGGTTAAAAGTACCCTCGGCTGAACGCACTAGGTTAGGATATTTAGCTGCAAACGTACTGCTTACAGGAGCTGTCTTGGGTGCAAATGATCGTTGAACTTGACTCAATAGACCGGGAAACTTAGCAAAGACATCATCAGCTTTTTCTTGCTTAATATAGTTCCACAAGACAGCAGCAACAGGAGATTCCATCTCTACGCCATCTTTTTTAGCTTTATCTAGCAAAGGTGTGTAAACGTTCTTAGAAAAGTCTTCTCTTAATGCTTTCTCTTTAGCTGATAACAAACTAGACACACGATTACCAATGTCTTCTTTGTCTGTAGATACATTCAAAGTATCTTCAGTTAGTTCTTTAATTCGTGTATCAATACCTTCAATAGTACGATTCTGATTAGCTACTCGCATTTCCTGCGCTGTTTGTCGCCTAAAGTTCTCAAGCTCAACTTTTTTAGCCTCTACAACAGCTCGTGCTTCAGCATTCTTAGGATCACCAGCAAGTTTAAGTTGTGCTTGTTTAACAGCTTCAATAGCTTCTCTTTCTTGGTTAGCTAAGAAAGCAGTGAATTCAGCATTCTCGCCACGTGATGTTTGAGAAGTTACCAAGCCACCCAATGTTGTATCGCCTTTAGAAGCAGCTGTAACAGGTAGTTTTACACCTGTGGATGCTTCAATCTCTTTAGCACGTGCTAGATCATCAGATAGCATTGGATTAGCTTCCATAGCTTGAGACAAACGACCACGAGCACGTACGCCTCCAGCAGCTTGGGAAACCTCGTCAACAATGTTACCTGTTTTAGCTTGCCACGCACCTAAAGCCATTTCAGGTACGTTACGTGTAAGAGTGTTGGCAAATAAACCAGCTGTCATGCCTCCACCAAACTCACCTAATGGACGATATTGTTCACCAAACTTTTGAGCAACTTGCTGTCCTGTTTCGCCTCCAACAACACCACTTGCAGCCCCAATAACCCCTTCAGCTGCTAAGGCACGACCAGATTGAGGCATTAATGCTCTACCCAAGTTAGCTGTATAAGGTGCTACTTTAGTAAATTGTGTTAATGCTTGTAAACCTCTAGCACCTGCACCAAGAATAGGAACTGCTGCAGCGCCCATCATTGCATTGTTAAACATACGCTCACCCGCAGACATTTGAGGCTGTGCTGCAGGAGCTGGGCTATTACCTCCAGTAGGAATAGAACCGCTTAAGTCAGCTGCAATCTCATCAATCTCAGCATCAGTGAGTTCTCTATCTACAGTAACAGGTTTACCGTTAATAATATACTTCATTAATTATTCCCCTACAGAATATTCAACACCACTCTTAGTCCTACGTACAGTAGTAGGTGTGCTTCCTCTTAGTGTGAACACTTCCTTAACTTGTTCAGGTGTGTACAAACCAGACAATTCAGCTGTCCTTTGTGTCTGTCTAATCTCATTATTTTCAAGAGTTTCATTTTTCTTCTTGATAATTTGAGCAAGTTGTTTTAATTTACGTGTAGTGTCAGCAGTTGGTGTTCCAGTTGCAAGGCGAGAAGCAGTGTCGGACACCATTCCAATCAATGAAGGATCTCCTCCAAAAGCATCTACGTCAGCTTTTGATAGCTGTTGTTCTCCCGCTGCCTTAGCCAGTTGTCGAGACAGGGCTGAAGCTGAAGCAAAGTTACCTGTTTTAAGAACATCGTCAGCCAGTGCAATGGCTGAATCAGCTGCGTTTAAAGCATCACGATAAGGTTTTAATGTAGTGTTTAAGGTTTGACGCAAACCTACAATATCGCCAGTTCCTTGTATACCGGGAAGCTGATTAACAATTTTAGTTCCTTTACCTTCACCAGCAGCTCTAATAACAGCGTTTACTTCTGCAATCTCTTTATCTTGAGCTGGAGAGATAAGTGTCTTACGATACTCTTGTAGTGTTTGAATCTCTGAAGGTGAGAATTCTTTGTCTTTAAACTTTAAATCACTAATATTTTTAGATGTTTTGTATGTCGCTAAACTTGCAGGAGTGTATACTCCTTTAGCTAATAGTTGTTGGAAAGGATCTGCAGCTTCTTTCTCACGAGTACGTTGTGCTGTGAGGGCTTGTTCAGAGCCTAATTTAGCTTGAGCTAACTCTAAAGCCTGAGCACGCTGCATAACTTGGTAGCCCAGCTCAGGATCTGTACCCTGCAGTGCTTGAGCCATTTGCTTCAAACCTTCAGGTGTATTGGTATCGAACTGAGAAGCCATCTGACGAAGCATAGTAGCTCGTTTAATAGCTGGATCTTGTACATCAACACCCATAGCACCAGCTAAGCCACGACCTAAGTTACCAGTGTTCTTAAAGATGTTGTAGGATGTTTGTTGCTGAGGAGACATCTGAGAAAACTGCAAAGCCTTCTGTTCTACCAGCTGACGTTGCATTTCCTCAGGAGTACCCATGCCTCCGAATAAACCTTGAATTCCTTGTGTAGCCATTGTGTTTCCTCTTAGTATCCAAAGTAACCGCTAACTGCAGCTGGCTGATAAGGTGTAGATGAATTTTTAGTTAGACCACTAATCAACTGACTGATAGGATCTGTTAAACCACCTACTACAGCATTGTTACGTTGCATCTGCAAAGCTGCTGCCTGTTGTGCTGCTTCATTCTGCAATAAAGCACCTTGTTTAGCTGCTGCTGCAACACTTGAGCCTAGACCAGCACCTAGATTCAGTGCATTAGCGCCTTGATTCTCCAAGTTAATAGCTTGTTGAGCATACTGAGTATAAGGAGCCAGAGCTTGTGTCTGCAGTCCAAAGCCTTGACCTGCCAAGTTCAAACCACCTGTCATCAAGCCTTGACCAAACTGTACTTGTTGCTGACCAGCTTGTTGTGCCTGAGCAGCCAACTGAGCATCCTGCTGAGCTTGAGCATTGTAGTATGCAGCCATTTGAGGATTAGTAGCTTGCAAACCGGGAGCACCTGCAGTGTAACCTGCTGCAGTACCACCAGTAGCTAGACCTAAACGACCTTGCTGTTGCTGTTGGTTAGTCAAGTTAGCCAATGTCTGTTCACGACCGGGAGCTAACAGTTGTTGTTGCTGAGTTAAGTAGTTCTGAGCAACCTGCTGAGGATTCTGAGCTGTGTATGTAGCACCAAGGTTAAACAAACCAGCGGCTTGAGCATTCACATTAGGCTGGAATGCTTGGATCTGCTGAGCTTGACCTAAGCCAGTACCTGCCATGCCCATCAAACCTTCACGAGCTGCAGCTACGTCAGGAGCTACCTGATAACCTGCACCGATCAACTGACCTGATGCAGGATCATACTGGAAGCCTGACTTACCAAACCTTGTAGTAACTCCTACAGGTCGGAACTGTGCAGCCTGTGCAGCTGCGTTAGCTGCGTTAGTGGTAGCATTAGCAGCTTGGTTAGAAGCATATACGCTACCTGCAGTGCCCAACAGAGGGCCAATTAAGTCTGTCCAATCAGCCATATTAGTACGTGCCTCCATCTACTGTTGCTGTAAAAGTGCCAGAGACAGTAAGATTCACTGCGGTGGCTGTTCCTGTTAATGCTGCATTATTAGCATCAGGTTTAGAGTTAACTGCTGATTGAATGTTATCAAACTCAGTGTTAACTTCTGTACCTTTAATGATCTTTGAAGGATTACCTGTTGATAGGCTATCCTTAATTGCAAAGTTAGTTGCCTTGGTGTAATTACTCATCTTGTCTTCCCTGTCTTAACGTAGACATCAAGTTTCTGAATGGATATTGATTTATCAAATACTGTGGTTTCAAAACCTAATTGAATAACCTTACCTGATCCACCAATGTTAATGATCTTATTATCGAAGGCTGATCCACCATACTCAGCTTCATTAAACTCAGCTATGTTGTACTCAGCTACTGCAGCATTAGACAAACTAAACTGTCTGAGGTTTAAAATGTCACTGTAATCGAAGCCAAACTTAAGAGTAACTGGATAACCTTGACCTCCGATAATCGTTACACCTACTTTCTTCATAATCTTAATTACCGTAGGTGACTGGAAGTCAAAGTAATTAGTGTAGTACTTCATCAGGTAGTTATTAGCATTGTCTTTATAACCACCATACTTAGCTATGTATCCACCCTTACCCATCAATAACTCTTTACTGCGGGTGTACTTGAAAGCATAAGGTACTAAGCCATCCCATGTTGTAACCCTGTTAGCACCATTAGGTAGAGGTGCTCTCATGTCAAAGCAGTACACAATCTGACGAGCTGGTAGAGACAACAGATAGAAGGCTTCCTTATCTGAGTACACAGCCCTGATCTCATCAGCATCTTCTAAGCTAACTTCCAACACTAAGTCATCACGTACATTGGCACTGATGTCTCGCATTGGAGCTGACTTCTCTTGAATGGTACGCATAAGAGAACGTACACCTGAGTCAGACAAGAAGATTACATCACCACCTGTAGCTACTACTGAGTCCCTAGCTACACAGCCAATACCTGTAATGGCATCTGACAGTGTTAAGTTGTTAGGGTCTGTAGCATTGGAGTACAGCAAGATCTGTCTACGTCCGAATACAATCAAGAAGTTATTGTGAGCAGCTAGAGAGATAATCTCATCTGCACCGTTAGGCCACACTTGAGATACATCTAAAGTACCTGAAGTACCTGTACTCAAGACATGACCTGCAAGTAAGTCTGAGAACTGAATCGTACTCTTAACTGTTGAGTTATTAGCACTCCATGTACGACCATAGGCACTGATTACACAGTTATTACTAGATACAGTCCCTAAGTAACCAGACTTCTCAGATACTCGTCTATATGTAGTTGAACTGGTCGCAGGATCGAACACTAGAGGATCATGCCCAGACTGATACAGATACATTACTCCATTCAACGGAGCCATCTGCCAGTTATCGTCTGTAATGGTAGGAGCTGTACCGCCACCTCCGTAGGTCAACTGTGATAGTGTTGTACCTGAAAGCTTGAATAGCTTATTGTTACCAGCTGCAATAATGTATGAGTTACCTGAGTTATCAATCAACTCACCGATAGCTTTGACGTTAGCTTCACCTAAATCATTATTAGATGAGTGTGCTGTAGTCCATCCCTTACGAGCACCAATACGTCCAAACTTATCAATCACACAATTATTAGCTACAGTAGCATAGCCAGCCTCTAGAGAGACTGAGCTATCCTGAGTGTTCAACCCCATGAATCCCGGAGCTGACACTGTAGTAGTTAATATCTTAGCTACCATTAGATACCCACCCAAGTAGTTTCTTCATCGTAGCGGTTACGCTCAATAGCTACAGCATCTGCCAAAGCTAAACGATATTGTTGATAAATCTCACTGAAGGTTGAACCTCCATCTTCACCTCGCTCACCAACAGCTTTAGCGTAGGCTAACATCTGTACCAAGTGATGAGGAACTAACAAAGCATCAGCATCTGCAGACAAGTCAGCTTGAGGGATAACTAACTCAAAGCGTAGTGAATAGACATTATCAGGCTGAGGCCAGACATCCACCTGAGTATCATCACCGGAGATACCGTTGTAGTTGTAGTACACCGGAGCTGCATTCTGAGTTGTACCTAAGTAATACTGTCTGTTCATCCAGTTAGTAGGTACTTGTCTCATAGGTACATCTTCAGTGTCATTCAGTACATCAACAGTACGGAATCTCTGACCTGAACCTGTCAATGTATAGTTACGAGTACCCGCCACTGTAGACAACACAATAGTCTGTGTGAGGACATTCCAGTCAAGGGCATCCTCAATCTCTCGCTTAGCATCATTAACAAAAACACCTATCAGGGAACTATAAGGAGTATCACCTACCGACGATACTTCAGTCTCCCTTAGACGTACTAATACGTTGTTAACCAACTGTAGATATGTCGTAGCCATTAATATTCCTTATATATCTTGTATACTATGGTATCACACTTTAAAGTAAATGTCAATAGTTTTATTACTTTTTCTTAGGTTTCTTAGCTGTCTTAGCTGCAGCTTTAAAGTCAGACTCTGTAGGAGCACCTTTAGAGCCTCCCTTGTTCATCTTCTCACCAGAGCCAGCTTTTATACGCTCCTGTTTAGCATGGATATTGGCATATAAGCCATTCTTCATCTTGTTCTTAGCTGTTCTCTGACCACGTGTAGGCATATTCATCTTATTTAACTCCATGAAATCTGTTGTCGATAGCTAACCAAATAGCTCCAAAGAAAGCACCTATAATAATGATAGGCTTTACAGCTTTAGCGATCCACTCAAGGACTTGGAAAGCCCCTTGAGCTGCATTGAAGGCTTTAACAACCTCGTCTGTATTCTTCTCTATGTTATCCACCTTAGCCTCTACAGCCATTAGTCGATCATAGATGTGTTCATGTGTTACTTCCTCTATTTTCATGGTGCATCAGGCCAAGTAATAGTCCAAGGAAAGCCCTCCTGCGCTGTAATGTCACGCAAGGCTTGACGATAGGTAGCCCATACTGTCTTATCAACAGGAGCGTCATCTACCTGAGTCCAATCACACTCAGATAACTTAGCATCACGAGCAGCACGAACAGACTTAGCCTGTTCAGCATCCTTCTGAGCCTTGTAAGTAGCTTCTTGTTCAGCAGCAGTAGTAGTTACACCATCTACAACTTGGTCTAAGAAGACAGGGCCTAAGATGTACTTTGTGTACCACTTGCCATCTACTTGCTCTACACCAGAGGTTTGAGAGTATTGGTAAACAGTGCCACCAGTTGCTTGTGCGCCTTCAAAGACTACATCAGCACCCAAAGACTCCAAAACTTCGGTTGTTGTTGTTTCCCATGATGGGCCACCATTGGCTTTTGTGTATGCACGAAATTCACCCTCGTACATTACCTGTCCTGACTGTCGAATTCTAATTTGCATTTTAATTACCTCAAGCAATAGCTAAAAAGATGAATGTTGCCCCTGCGCCTGTGTTAGGGCCTCCAGCGGGTACTGAAAAACCAGCAGAATATGGGTCTATCATGTCCATATCAGTTACTTCAGCGGCTGTTGTATTTAACGACAATCTAGGGTCATTACCACTTACGATTCCACGAGCTGAATCCCAAACATACCAATCAGAACTAGCGTCAGTTCGTTTAATCATTACAAATCTAGCACCGCTTGTAAATCCACAGTCAATGTTTAAGTTTGAATCTGAGCCTGTGTATGAGCCTACTTTGGAAACACCTGCACAAGTGGCAAATAGGTATGAAACAATTGTTTGACCTGATGAATAAAAGAAGCCACTCAAATTGTTGATTGTTGTCGTTGTGGCTTGAGCAATATTAGTCAATCCATTTCCGTTACCAGTACCACCCCATGCGTTAGTACTGTTTAAGATTCCATAGCCGTTTTGGTCTACACACACATACCATGAATCAGCAGAACCTCTGGTTTTGTAAATAACCATTTCTGGTCTGACACCAAGGTTATGATTTACTGACGCAGAAGATGCTGATGCTGTATAGCAAACCTCATCAAAGAAGCTAGGGGCGCGTTTCATAAAATATTGCACGTTAGTTAATCCGTTTGTATTCCAATCGTAATTAACCGCTGTACCAGTATTTGAATATCCATTTTGCACATCAAATTTTAATGATGTATTAGAAGAAACTTCAGCATTAGTTGCCCAAGTTCGGATAACACCATTACCTCTTAACCTATCAACAGTCCAAACGCCACCAGTTCCTGTTCGCCCCAAGTTAATGGACAGGTCAATAGGTGCAACTGTGCTTGTAGTAAATGTCCGAGATGTTGAGCCATTACCTGTATACAAAGCTGGCTCAAACACCTTAGTCGCATCCGTAGGCACTTTCATCGGGCCTCTACGAATGGCTATGTAGATGTATGTTGTGCCACTATCATTAAAGTCAGCATCAGAATCAGAACAAGTAAAACCTGTTGCTGTTGGAACAATGTGACTTCCTTTTTGCGCTTCAGCACTACTCAAGTTGGCGTATAAAACCCCGTTGTTGCCTGTGGAAGCGGTCATCCCTCGCATATTGTCTTGGATGTACCAGCCTGTTGAAGAAGCATTCGTCGTGGAGTTTTTAATCATTACCCATTGCGGTTCAAAACCCAAATTCACATTCAAACTCGTATTGCCAGTTCCCGTATAAGACCCACACGAAATCACATTGTCTGTACCAGTCAGACCAAAGCCTCCTGCGTTGTGGGCAAATAGGTAGGCTACGTAGGTTTGCCCATTTACGTTTGGGTTTAAGTTCAACGCAACATTGATTAAGCTTCCTGCGTTAAATGTTGTAGCCGTAAAGTCGCTTGCAACTCCCGCATCGGGCGCACTTGCCGCAGATGTTGCGTTCAGTTCAATGCCTGTAAGGTCTGTTGTTCCGCCATTGCCACGATGCCAAACCCACCACACGCTTGTGTTGCTTGTGCTTTTTACGATGACACAACCGGGCGCAGAACCAAGATTGTGATTTATTACTTGAGGGCCAGCACCATTCCCTGTATAAGTCACAACATCAAAGAACTTTGGTGCTTTTGCCCAAGTCCATGAAACATAGTTAACACCAGAACCGTTGTAATCTCCATCAAGGTCTAAGTTATATCCTGTTGAATTAAAACCAGTAACACCATAAGCATCGTTTGTTTGTGGGTCTGTAGTATTTGAATAAAGTGCGTAACCAGCACCCCTTACTGTATCTACAAGTTTATGGTCACGAACTGCTGACCTACCTTTTGTCCAAACCAATCCACCATCACCAGCCAAATCAATGCCATTAGTAATGGTCTGTGTAGAGCCGTTGCCTGTGTAAAGGTATGTGCTGAAACATGACTCTATATAGTTTGGCTCGGAAACAACACCTCCTCCGAACCCATCGTAGGATGCAGCCCCACTCGTAGCTTGTAACGGCATTGTTATTCCTTATCTTTACAGTTATCAAAGTGCCAACGCTTTGCCATTGCTGGCGATACTAGTTTGTGGCAATGAGGACATTCTATTTTTGCTTTAGGTTTACCAATTAAACCTGCTTTTATTTTTGCTTTATGTTCATCTGTAATTATTCTTCCCTTTAAAGCCTCGGAAGTCTTACGCTTTGTTTCTTCAGATGGTCTATAAGTTGTAGTCAATCTAGCTTTGGCAATATTAGCCCTACCTTCTTCAGACTTAGGTTTTCGCATCTTTTGTTTTGTTTCTTCAGAAACTATGCGACCTTTAAACAACTGAGTTACATATTTTTTATGTTCTTCAGTATGCTTGTATCCTTTAGCACCATCACCGCCATCAGTCATGTTTGTTAATGGTATGCCAATATCACGCATTTCAGCAATTAACAAACACTCAAAATCAATAGCCTGTGCATCAGAAACATTTTCTTCAACTTTGGTAATAATTGGTTGCATACCAAGTGACATAAGTTTACGAATCTTATTTAGCTTCTTTGACTTGCGCTTAGTGTAATACTTAGCCTCATCCAAATGAAACTCGCAACGCTTTCCATGTCCCTTACCAACGTAAAAGGGCATCCCATTTCTAGGGTCAGTCAGCGTGTAAACGTAGGCGGTGTTCATTAGGCTTTGAACTGTGTATTAGATGCAAGGACAGTAAAGGTCGCACTTCCAGTTTTTAGAATCGCAAATCTGTAACTATCTATACCACTAGCATTACCAGCAGTAGGAGCACCACCTAACCAACGTGTCGTCACTCCAGATGTAGTGCCATCAACTTGCACAGCAGAGTTATAGTAAGCAGTAGAACCTTGAGTCACCAAGAAAGCCACAGTCATTGACTGACCTGTACTCATCAATGTATTCAATGATGTACCGCTAGAGCCTCTGAAGTTAACTGTCCAGTTAGCACTTGCGTTACTTGTGTAGTACAAGACAGACTGAGTTGTAATGTCGTAGTTAATCGTACCTGTAGCTGCTGTTGCAGATACTGTAGCTACCTCTGC